GGCCTTGCTGACCGGCTGACCGGCGACGAACTGGCGCGCGTGCGGGAGGCGATGGGTGCCTAAGACATTCGAGGCGCAGATCGACGCTTGGGTGACGAAAAGTGAGAAAGTGCTGAACGCCGTGACATCGACGGCAGTCTCCAACATGCTCGCGGACATCGAGATCGTGCCTGGCATCAATCGCGGCGGCAGCCGGGTCCGGGGCACAATCCCGAGGGACATCGGCGCGTTAGCCCGGTCTCTAGAATCGTCGCTGATGGGCAGTACGGCGATTACGCAGTCTGGCGAGGAAAGCCATGTCCTCGTCGCCGGGCAGATGAAGGCGGGCGACACCGCGACGTTCATCTGGGGCGGCAAGGACGCTCCCTATGCCAAGGATGTCCATTACGGCGCGAACGGCGTGCCGGGGACGTTCTGGATCGACGTGGCGGCTGGCAAGTGGCAGGGATACGTCACGGCGGCTGCGGCTAAGGCAAGGGCAGGGTTGGCATGAACAGTAAGGACGTCGTGAACGGCCTCAAGGCCCGGCTGGCGGGCATGCCGGGCGCCCCGTCGATCGCTTGGCCGGGCGTGGACTTTGACCCCGGCACCGTGCCGCGCTGGGAAGTGGTGTTCTCAAGTCGGGTCGTCGAGGACATCGGTCTGAAAGGTGGGGACATCCACCGCGAACGCGGAACGATGCGCGTCATCATCTGCACGCCGCACGGCGAGGGTGAGGACGCCGCAAACGACTACTTGGACGACCTGCGCGCCCGCTTTCCGAAGGGGGAGCGCTTCAATATCACCGGGGGCAAGATCGTGATCACCGACGAGCCGACACCGGACGCGGCAGCGTTCCCCGACGATTACAGCTACAGGCTGCCCGTGGCGATCAGATACCACGCCGCAGTCTCCTGAATCCGCCCTTCCCGGCGGGGCGGTCCCCTATGCGGGTGACAGGCCGGGATCACTCTAGCATAGGAGGCCATCACAATGGCACTTGCAGCACCGGAGCCGCAGATCGGCACAGTCGTCTCGATCTCGGCGGCCGCACCCTCGGCAGAAGACCAGTCCGGCTACGAGGCTCTGTCCTACACCGAGATCGGCGGCGTCGTCAGCATTCCGGAAATCTCGGAGAACGCGGAAGAGGGAAGCGTCGTCAAGCTCAAGGACGGCATCACGCAACGCTACAACGGCGCCCGCGGCGTCGCGTCGTTCGATATCTCCTACATCTACGACAGCGCCGACACCGGCCAGGGAATCGTGAGGTCGAACTACAACGGTTCGACGGAAGTCTCGATCAAGATCGCCTATGCCTCGGGCGTCACGAAATACGTCTGGGGCGTCCTCGGAAACCTGCGCACTCAGGAGGCGAGCGCCAACAGCTACCACGGCGAGATGGTGCGGGTGTCGCCGTCCTCGGAGGCTGTGACAGTCACCTCGTGATCCGGCGCCGCTTGTGAAGGCGGCATCGGGGGCGCGGCGCGGTTTTTTCTCTCTCGGTTTCCCGCGCCGCGCCCGATAATGAAACCGAGAGCCCAGAAACCCAGAGGAAGCAACTATGGACCTTGCTAAATTCGACAACCGCGCGGCAGCCGAGGCCGGGTTCCGTCTCGTGCTCATCCACCCTGACACCGAAGAGCCGCTTGGCGAGGGCGACGACGCGCCCGCCGCCATCGTCCGCGGCACGGCCAGCCGGAAAGCGCAAGAACGTCTCAAGGCCATGACGGCCAAGAACAAGAAGAAAGCCGAGGCAGGGCAATCCATGGAGGACGTGCATCGCAACCTGATCGACACGGCGGCGGCTTTCGTGATTCGCTTCGAGAACGTGGAGATCAACGGGCGCCTTGCTGAGAAGCCTGAGGATGTGAGGGCGATTCTCGACCTGACATTCCCGATTATGGATCGGACGGGCGTCGACGACGACGGCGCGCCAAAATTCGAAATGGTCAACAAGCCTTTCGCGGTGCAGATCATCGAAGCGGCCGGCGACCGGGGAAACTTCTCAGGGAGCGATGCCAACGCCTGAGGCTCGCCGCAGAACAGCTCGGCTGGCTCCACGCGAAGCGTGAGCCGGCCTCAGGCGACAGGAAGGGCAAGGGCAAAACAAAGAGCCGCTACGAGGAAATCATCGAGAACGGGGGCGAGCCTCCGCTTGTCGTTCTTGGGGATGAAAGCCAATATCTTTTCGAGTGGTTCCTCGAAATGGGGCCTACCCTGCCCAACGGCATGGGAGACGGCCCGCTGACGTTTCAGGAAGTCACGGCGTTCCCCGAAGATTTGATGGGCTGGGAAATGCGTGTTCTGGTCGGGATGTCAAATGCCTACATTCGCGGACGCGAAAATGGAAAGAGCCTTTTCTCCATCTCGCCGCTTATCAAAACGCAACAGGTCGACGCGCAGGGAGAATAAGCCATGAGCATTGATGTCGCTGAATTGGCGATGCGCGTCGACTCGTCTGACCTTGACAAGGGCAAGACCAAACTCCGTCAGTTCAAGGAGGGTGCGAGCGACACCGCGACCGGCGTTGACAGGTCATCCGGAAAGATCAGTGGAAGTCTGGGCAGCATCGCCGCGAAGGCCACTGCTGTCGCGGCCGCCGCAACCGCAGCCGTTTCGGCTATCGCCGGGATTTCACGTGGTGTTGATTCTGCTCGTCAACTGGCGGCCGCGCTTTCAGAGACGTCGACGCTGATCGAGGGCACGCCAGAACAGATGGGGAGATTGCAGGAAGCGGCGCTGCGCCTGCAATCTCAATACGGCGGCGACGCCGCGTCACAGGTCAAGGGTTTCTATCAAGCCATCTCGGCAGGCGCGGACAACGTCGAAGAGGCAATTAAACTGACCGAGCAGGCCAACAAGCTTGCAATCGGCGGGGTCACGGACGTCGGTGCGTCGATTGATGGACTTACCACGGTCATGAATGCCTACGCCTCAACCGGCATTACCGTTACCGAAGTATCGGACGCTCTTTTCACGACCATCAAGGGCGGCAAGACAACAGCGAACGAGCTGAATTCCGCTCTTGGCATGATCGTCCCTACAGCGGCTTCTTTGGGCGTGTCTTTCGATGAAACTGTCGCGTCGGTCGGCGCCCTGACGACACAGGGCGTCAGCACTTCTCAAGCCGTCACGCAGATGAACGCTGCGATGACGTCAATCTTGAAGCCCACTCAGGCAGCGAAGGAAGCCGCGTCTGCTCTTGGGATTGAGTTCAATGCTGTAGCCCTGCAAGAGCAGGGCCTGCAAAAATTTCTTGAAGGCGTCATTGCGGCGACGGATGGCAACAAGGAGTTGGTCGGGACGCTTTTCAGTTCTCAAGAGGCAATGAGGGCTGTATTCGCCATGGCAGGCGGCGGCGGCGAAGCCATGGCGGACATTATGGATGACATGGGCCAAAAAGCCGGCGCGACAGAAGATGCATACGAAAAGGTCGCAGGCGGCATAGACCAGAGGCTCAGCGTCATCACGGCCAAGATGCAGGCCTTTTCAACCAAGGTCGGCGCGCTGATTTTGGAAAACCTGGTGCCGGTTTTCGAAAGCGTCGTCGCGTTTTTCGAGAAAATAGGCGACGGGCTTTCGAGCTTCGGCGACAAATACCCCAACCTGCTGACGATCTTCTCTGCCGCAGGCGGCGTGCTTGGCGACGTCTTTGAAGTGCTTGTCGATGTTGGCGGGAAGTTTCTGGACATTCTCGGAAAGATCGTCGGCGCCGTTTTGTCTGTGGCTGAGACTGTTGCCGATTTCTTCGTCAAGGACGAACTGGAAGCCGCTCAGGATAAGCTGGAAGAGATGCTTCAGCAGTCCAGCGCCCTTGGGCGGACCCGGCGCGGCGAGGACAAGCAGGCTGAGCTCGACGCGCTGATGGTGGAGATTGCGGCCCAGCGTGAGCTCATCTCCGAGCTTGAGGCAGCCGCCGCCGCCAGTGAATCCGCCGGCGCGTCGCAGACACAGCAGATCGCGGGCGTGAAGGCCGGGCTGGAACAGGTCAATGAAATTGTGCAGGGGAGCACGGACGCGGCAAGCGCTGCCAGCACAGCGGCCACCGAAACCGCCGGGGCTGCCACGGAAGCCGTAGCGGCCACGGCGGAGGCCACGCAGGCGCAGATCGACAAGCTCGCGGAGCTGGTGTCGCAGGCGCAGCAAATCGAAGAATTGTACAGCGACGAAGATTCGATCTGGACGCAGATGCGGCAGGCTCTGGCTCAGGACGTGCCCGTGCTGATTGAAGAGACCGAGGCGGCGCTTGGCAGGATCGAAGGTACGGTCAAGTCGGCCGTCGCTCGACTGCGCGCTGCAGGCGTCGAGGTCGGCAAGGCTCTGCTGGACGGAATGAAGTCCGGCTTTATGGCGCGTGCCGAGGTCGTCCAGGCCCAGATTGCGACCATGGCCGACTCGTTGGCGCAGGCGGCGCGTGATGCGCTGGAAATACAATCACCGTCCAAGGTCTTCGCTAAGATCGGGCATTATATCGCTGAGGGGCTCGAAAAAGGCGTTAAGGAAGGCGAAGACGGCCCTATCTCTGCTGCCGATCAGATGGCGAAAAAGATCGCCAACGTGGCGCTGGGTGTGGTCGATGACCTGGCGACGGCTATCGGAGACCTTTTCACTTTTCAATTCGACAGCGTGTCCGATTTTTTTCAAGGAATTGTAGGGACATTCAAGCAGGCCGTCTCGGACATGATTGCTTATGCTGCTCGCAGGCCCATACTGATGAGCTTCGGCCTTGCTGGGGGCGGTGCTGGCGCCGCTCTGGCAGGCACCGGAAGCGGCGGGGGCATCCTCAGTGGTGTCCTTGGCAATGCCCTCGGCTCGTGGGGCGGTGGTGGCTTCCTGGGCGGTCTCAGCGGCGCGCTGGGCGGCTTCTCGTCCGGCATAGGGGCTGGGATCAGCGGTATCTTCTCATCGGCTGCTGGCGCGCTCACGGGCGGTGGTGGCTTCATGGCGTCGCTCGGCGCACTGACGCCGGCGCTGGGGATCGCCGGGCTTGCAATCACGGCACTTGTCGGCAAGACCAAGCTGCTGGACGCCGGCCTGCGTGTGACCGTCGACAACATGGACACGCTCGTCGAGAGCTTCCGGACCGTTGAGAAGTCCAGGCTCTTCGGCCTGCTCAAGAGCACCAACACCAACTTGTCAGCCGCCGAGGCCGACTTGTCGGATCCTGTGGTCGCGGCGGTCGCGGAGATTCAGGACAGCGTGTTGCGCGCTGCCGACTCTCTCGGTATCGGCGCCGACGCCTTCGAATCCTTCTCAACGCAGGTCGACATCTCCACACAGGAGATGACGGATGATGAGGCCATCGAAGCCGTCCTCGCGGGCCTGACCGAGATCGCGGACGACATGGCAATGCTCGCACTTGCCGGGCATGACGTCATGCTGGAGGGCGAGGGCGCCAGTCAGGCGCTCACCCGTCTCGGGGCAGACCTGACATCCGTCAACGACAGCTTCCGCATGGTCGGCAAGACGCTCTTCGACGTGTCGATCGAAGGCGCGGCAGCCGCTTCGGAGATCGCGCAGGCGTTCGGCGGGGCAGAGGGCTACGAGGAGACCTTCGGCGCCTACCTGCAAGCCTTCTACACCGACACCGAGCGGCAGGCGATGCTGATGGCGGAACTGTCGGTCGAATTTGACAAGCTCGGTCTGGCCGTGCCCGAGAGCCGGCTTGCATTCCGCGAGC